AGCCTCTTTCATCTGGATAAATAATGATTTTTTTCTTTTTCATTTCTTTTTTCTGTGATAAGACCAATTTTTATAGTAAGAGCCATCAGCGTAAGCTGCTTTCGCCTGTTTTAAAGCACCAGCAATAGTCTTGTAAACCTTGCCTTGTTTACCCCACCTGTAACCGCCTTTTACTTTTTGAATTGGCATCAGTGTATCGTTGTTTCTTCGTGGTGGATCAGCTCACTGTTCTTGTTAATCACATCAGATAAAAACAACAACACCAATTCTTTTGCATGTTCCAAATCTCGCGCCTTGATTCCTTGGGCTGTAAATACCATGTCGCCCTCAAGAAACTCAAGATCAAAAAATTTATTATATTCCTGATCCATTGGTCTTGAACAATCCTCCGGCTTGGGCTTTTGCTAACTGTCTTAATGCCTCACGATCACGTTCCATCAAAGCATTGATTTCGGCAATATTGACCTGGGTTCCGTACTTGGCCTCTAACTCAACCGCTTTCAAGGCAAACTCAGCCTCGGCGGTATCGCGTTTTAAGTCGTCATCCATGATTATCTTGAGTCTGTCAGTTTCTGCATCAACTATATCCCTTTGAGCCTCAACTCTGACTCGTTGCGTTTCTGCCTCTGCTTTTTGAATCTCTGCTTGAGCAAGCATCGTAGCTGGATCTGTTGCCTGTTCTCCTGGTTGCTGTAGTGGCATTGGCGGTATATCGGTAGTGATAAACGAGCTGACATCCTTGAATCCGGCAAGCTCTACGATCCTGGCAAGGGTATTGGCATATTGCGACATTGAAACCATCGGGTTATGTGGGCCGAGTGTTTGCAGTATTTGTTCCTGTTTGCTAGAAACCTGTGCCAACACTTGCATCTTTTCTTCATCGCTGCTTTTGCTGATAGCCACATTGACCACAATGTCCTTGCTTGCATCCCAGAATCTCGGATCAATAGGAATAAACTCGTTATTGAGCCTGAATATATCTTCTTTGTCCTGGTTCTTTACCACCAGGTTATTGACCAAGCCAAACAAATCTTTCATGCCCTCGGCAAAATGGCGGCAGATCAATTCAATTCTGCCGGTTGCACCGGAGATAGTGGCAGCAACAGCCGCCTTGGTGGATGATTGCAGCGCATCGGCGTTCAGACCGGCAGCCGCTTTGCTGACACCGCTGCGGTTTTCCTTTTGCTCATCCAAATAATTTAGAACAGGAAACGCCTCTTTGCCGACAAACGGAATGGTGATGGGCTGTACCGCACCTTGTGTACGCACCCGAATCGGCTGTCCGATATCAGTATTAAGAACGTCATCAATATTAACTTGGCCCTCTGTTATAACAAGTCTTGGAAAGATGGAGTGGCCGAGAGAGTCAAGGGTATCTCGCATGATCTGAGATTTAGCCGCTTGAATAGGAATAAGATAGTCTGCGACACAGCTGCCTATGGAGGTATGAGGCTCTGGATCTGGACAGAAAAGTATAATGGGTAGTTCATCCCAAGGGCTGATATTAACGATATTCAATCCATTTCCACAAGTACAGACTCGAATCCTCTCTGCGATGCCATCTCCATCCAAGTCATAAAATAAATAATTTTCAACGTATAACACGTTTTTGTAGCCAGGATCACTAACATCAGGATAACTAACCGAATCTACCGGACTTCGTGCCTCCTCCTCCAAATAAGTAGAGTCATCAAGGCTTTCGCCGGAACCGGCATATTGTTCCATCTCGGCCCTGTCGTAGCCCATTGCCACAAGATCAGACACAGTCTTGACCATGCGATGGGCTACGTAGGGGGATGTATGTATATCTCTGGCATTTCTCGAAATCAAAACTTCTTCCGGCGGCACAGACTCTATAACAACCTGGTCTTTGGCCTTGACACGCCGGATGGTAACGTCATAACTTGCCGGTATTTCCTGGTTGATTTCCTCGCCAGTGAGGGGATCTGAAATAGTGATGCTTTCCATCGTTACCGATTCTTTAACAACCTCGACATTCTCATCCATCGTCAGGGCTATGTATGCCTCTTGCGACAAATCGGTGTAATAATGGGTGGAGGCGGTAATGCTGTCATCCCAATAGGCTTTGACAAAGCCGGTCTTTCGCACCAACGCATCTTTAAAGGCATCGTAGAGAATGTGAAATCCGTTGTTCTGTTCCTGGACAATGTAATTGATGTAGTCCGTCTGCTGCCTGGCAATCGGAATATCCTCTTTTGAATGAGGCACAAACTCGACAACCTTTTTCGTGCCAAAGAAAGTACGCATGATAGAGGGCAGCATAAACAGCACAGTATCCCTAACCGATGTATCAATAAACTCGGACTGCAACGAGCTGGTTGCGCCTGGTTTCTTGCCTAAATAATAATTTGTTGCCTCGGCCCGTTCATAGCCAATCTGGTCAACAAAATCTTTTGCATCATCGTATTCAGCCTTGATAACAGCACTAACTTTTTCCATAACTGCCGCATCATCATTAGCCTCGGCTACCAACTCCTCATTCGATTCTTCGGTCTTTTCCTTGTCGTCTTTGTATTCCATGTGTGTTACCCAACCCTGATAATTTTTGTTTTTAGCGGCTTGCGAAAATTATATCCCATTTGACTAAAACTTGACGAACTAAAACTTGCCGCGCTACTTGCCATCGTCAACGCAAGCGCATCTGCTTTGTCTGGACTTTTGATACCGCGCTTTTTCATCTGCCGCTTTCCCTCGATCTTGAGTTTGCCAGAGCTTGTGTAAGTATAAGATGGAGAAACAAGTTCTGCAATTAACTCGTCATCATCGGGCAATCTGCAATCCCTTTGCGCCAACCAGTCTTTCATCGCAAACCAAAGCTCGGCACGTAAGTTCAAGTAATTCTTTTTGCTTGCCGGTGACTCGGCTACATTGATTCCCCTTACCGGCAATCCCTGTTCTGCCAGGCGATCCACCACCCCGCTGCCAAGACCGATAACATCAATCAATATCTCCTGGGGCAAGTTAAGTGCAGTAGCACCATCGTACAGATTCTTGACCGCACCGCAAAGCTGCATCAAATCCATTGACCGGAACACCTTTATCTCAAACACAGTATTGCCCTGTCTTATGCACAAAGCAGAATTATCGACACCAAACCTGGCAACATCCAAACCCCATAGCACCGGCTCACTTGCGGTCAGGGAAACATCCCGGTTCACCGCAGCCCTAGCCAGCTCAATCGGAATCACAGCATCGTCATCGGCCCTTGGAAACTCACCAAGCACCTCGACTCTGGCTACTGTTGAATCTTCTCCGTATTGTTCAAGCATTTTCTGAAACAGGTTCTTGTCTGTTTCATCCACTGTTCGCGAATCAATCTGATCGCTTTGCCAAAAGCTGCGCTTGGAATGGAACGAATCATAGAATGGCCCCGAATTACGCCTTGGGTTGGAGAACGCAAACCAAAAACGATTCTCGGTAGGCTCGGTAAAGAAACCCTCGGACACAGAATAAATGGGTGAGGGAATACCACTGGCCTCATCCATAATCAGGCACACCCCATGATTACTGTGAATACCAGAAAAAGCGTCCGGGTTCTCCTCGCTCCAGAGCTGTGCCTGTGCGTAGTAATAACCGGTGTCAATCTGTAAGTCACGAATCAGCAACTCCTCGAACCATTGTTGCGGCTTTAAGGTGGTCGCTGTCTTTATAAACCAATGGCCATTAAGAGAAAGCGTTTTCCATTTGCCGAGTTCGGCCCATGTTCTTGATCTTAGCTGCTGCTCGGTATTGGCAGTGACCACTGTTGTTGATCCGAGTCTGGTACTGAGCATCCAGAGTATCAGCCATGCAACCAGGGCAGACTTGCCAATGCCTCTGCCGGAGGCAAGCGCAAGGCGAAACATCTCCGGTATGTCGGCGTTTTGGTTGCGTTGGATATGGATGCCAATATCACGCAAAATTTTTTCTTGCCACTTGCGCGGCCCACTAAAGTCGGCAAGGGGGGTTCCCTCTTGGTTCCAGGGGAAGATGTAGCGCACAAAGTTTAATGGCGAATCCTTGATGTTTAGCGA